GTATACCTGTTCCAGCAGAACTATACGCAATAAGAGTGCCAGCTAAAGCATTGGCATAAGTTGTCGAAACATATAATGTGGTTGAGCTAAGAATTGTTGACGCATAAAATAATGCATTGGTAATATTTCCAGGGTATGTCCCACCTGAGTTGCTAAATACAACCGGCATTCCTTTATAGAAAGTAGTATTCGGGGATGACAAGGTAATCAATAAATTACCACTACCATCATTCGATGCTGTAAATTGAGACTGAACAGTTTGCGTGGTAGATATCATTGTTGGAACTGTTCCCAATAATGTTCTGCCTAATTGCTTTGTAATTGCTATTGCATTATTCGCATTAAAATCAGCTATTGCAGATGCACCATAAGTAATAGGCGTTCCGCTGCTATTATAAAGTTGTGCTATTCCATTTGCAGTGCCTACATTTGCAAACTGAAAATTACCCCAGATTAAATTATACAAAGGCCATGTATCTTTATTGGCTCGACAAGTGCCATTAGATGATGCATTTCCTATTGTTCCATCATTCATTGGAACATAACCAAATAATGTATTATATGGGGTAGCGAAAATAGGGCCGCTTAATGAAACTTTTACATCACCTGTGCGTGGAGAGCTAAATATTGCTTCTTGATTATCATAAACTTGCATATCATTTGTTGGGGCTTGATTACCAATATAAAAACATGGTTTAGCTATATCAATATTAAATGTATTAGAGCCACCAACAGCATATGAAAATTGTAAAAATACCGCATCATCTCCGCCTGCGCCTATAGCAATTCCAGAGGCAGTTGGCATCGTAAGAGGCAATGTATATTTGTGCCAAGTAGAATCTACAGGCAATGCGATAGCCTGTATCTTAGTAGTAACAGAATTAGCAACTGCGCCACTTCCAGCATATTGATAAATTTGCGCAGTAAGTATATTTGCACCAGATGCTGCACTATTACATCTTGCCCAAAAAGTAACAGTTGCTGGAACTTGATCTAATGTTTTCAAATGTAGAGACAAAGGAATTTGTACTAATTTTGAAGTCTCAGACCCAGCAGCAGCACAAGTAAAATTCATGAAATATTCTGGCGTCACATCAAGATTTTGTGGATTTGATCCTATTGGCAATAAAAAGCTACCAGCAGAAAATGCCGTAAAAGTAATAGAATCAGTTGCGCCTGTCGATGATTTAGAGAATGTAATATCAGGATTGGTAAACCCTTGATGAGCAGATGGTGCCAGCACATATGCAGTTGAATTGGTTAAATTAAGCGCAGTTCCATTTGCATTGTTACGCCAAAATACATTATTGATTATATAATTCTTAAGTGTTGCATTAACTGTATTAACTACACTTTGATTTTGCGGATTGAATGGAAAATTTTGTCTTGTAATCTTACTATGACCGCCAGAATCGGTAACCGTTATATAATAAGGTTGAGGCGTAATATTATCCAATTCGCTATAAGGGTAAAAATAAGGAATCGTATCATTGCCATTAGGATCGGTAATAACACCAGCAGCATTAAGCGTCAAAGGATTGGCAAGCGGTATGTAACTATAATTGCCAGGCGATCCAGATAAATAATACCAATTCTTAAATGTAGTCCGTGAGGCATCCTGATAAAGCGTTACAATACCGCCAACCAAAGGAAGGCCAGTCGCATCATCTAGGATAGGCTCCTGGAGAACTGCTGCTGAAACTAATAATGCTGGATTAATCGCCATTCCTTTGGCTTCCTTTTATGTATTATTGACTATACATAAGATATTAATAAATTTCATTCATTTCTATATTTTGACGCTACATAACCACCGCCTAATGCGCCGGCAGCCAATGGCAATCCATATTTGGTAATATTTTTTAATTTCATGTGACGAGAAATTGCTTGATCAAGGCCAGGATGAAAATCTATTAACTGCTGCATTGGCTTTGACTCTTCCTCTAAAATTCCGCCTAGATTTTTAGGAACCAATCTATGTTCTTTATCAACCATTTTTATAATTGCTCTATTCATTTTTGGATGATAATAAATCTCTTTTAACTTCTTCCAATCGCCAATAGCTGAATCAAGTGTATTTGCCAAATCTTCATTTCCTGATTTTCTTAAGTGCTGCGAAATGAAATCATTTATATCATCACGCTTCTCAAGCATTTCTTCGCCTCTAAGACGATCCGCCTCTAATTCAGATGTTAAATTATCTTTTCCGCGCTTATATAAATCAGCCTGAACACCTCTTAAAGAATCATAGTTACCAGATTCAGCATTAGATAAAAGTTTTTTTGCCGCTTTTGTTCTTGGAAAATATTCAGAAAGATTCTCTGCAAATCCAGCCTTTACTGGAAATTTTCCAATATTTCTATCTTCAACTTTCGAGGAAACTTCATTAAATTTTCCTGATGCAGTATCTTCCAAAATATCATGCGGCTTAATAATCGCATTTTTTAAACCAGCTCTTGTCGAACCTTTTAATGTATTAATTAATTTTGATGCGCCAAAAGGTAAAGCTGCCAAAGTAGTTCCTTTTATAGCGCCGCCAATTTTTCCAGATGGTAAAAATCCACCGAAATTCTCTTCACCTGGCTCAGTTAATGCAGTGCCAGAAGCACCGCCAGCAATAAGCTGACCAGGAAGTGATGCGCCACCAGCATAAACATATGGCAAATATTCACCAACACCTTTTGCCACATTCCCACCTATAGATTTATTAGGCGATCCAACAGACGAAAACATCTCGTCCATATCAACTTTTGGAGAATAGCCGCCAGTTAATATATCGGCAATTGTCTGACCGCCTTTACCCAATCCCGTTAATACCCCTTGACCTACATCTCGAAGCGTACTGAATGGCGATCTATTCATTCCTGTAGCATAATTTATACTTTGAATGGCTTCTTGTTTAGGATTTGATTCTTGATCGGATTGACCACGCCGAGCAAGCTCTCGTCTTGCAAGTTCTCTTCTAGCCATTTCAGGTGTAATCTGTCTATTGTCCATTAGCAATTCTCATTAATTCTTCATCTGACATTTGAGATACATCTTGTGATTCACTCGAAGAATTTGGCATTAAAGCTTTTGATGGACTAATTCCAGCTTTCTGTCTAGCTTTTAATCCTTCTTTCAAAGCATCAATAAAATATCTATTAGCTTCTTGTCTAGCTGCATAACTTAATCTTGGAAATTTAGCGTCTATACTTTGTTGACTTCTATGCATTAGTTCTTGAGTATTAGTAATACCTGGCTGTCCCATTGCAATCCTAGTTTGATTTTGCGCTATTTCAAATTGTAATTGCTGTGCCGCTATAAATTTACCCAATTTTAATTGGGATTTAGCATCTGATTTAAAACTGTCCATTATTTGGTCAGGATTCATGTTAAGAATTGTTGTTCCATAAGGCTTTAAACCTTTTTGGGCATAGTCTGACAAAACATCAATTTCTTTTTCAGCGCCTACGGCATTAAGTAGCGGAGTAAGGGCGCCAGTTGTAGTTCCTGATTTCATAACTCTATCTAAACTAGATTGAGCAGCAGGCGACAATGGATTAATAGGTGTTCCATCAGATAACTTATTACCACCTTGCCTTAAAACATTAGATGCCTCATAAATCTTAGCTGGATCATTTCCTAATTGAGGATTGTCCTTTGACACAAAAGACTGGAACATTAATTCTTCTCTTCCGCCAGTTCCTATGCCGCCACGTCCACCCATGTTATACATATTCATTTGAGCTTTAGTGAGATCAGGATAAAACTGGTTTTTTAACTTTAATTCTTGAGCCTCTAATGGCGTCATCATATTTAATTTACTAGTTTGTGCGTTACGAAATCCCATTTCTGACTGGATATTAGGCCCGTAATATTGATTATACAATTTTGCCTTCTGAAGGTCTTGAGAAGCCATAGGCTCCGCATATTTAGCCTGCACACCCCTAATAGCATTAAGCAATTGCTCTTCCTGCATTTTCTGCGGAAACATCATATTTTCTTGCATAAATTTCTGGCCGTGCTGAGCGCCAACTAACCATGGATTAGCTTCCTCAAAGCTTATTCGACCAAAATCAGGAAATTGTATTGGCATATATTATCCCTACAAAAATGCCGCTAACGTGCCAGCAGCGCCACCTAACGTTCCCCAAATACCGCCATTACGCTGATTCTCGGCGTTTCTAGCCTCATACTCCAACTTAGCACGTTGCGCTAATTGTGAGGCCATATTATCACCCATTCCCATACCAGCTTTAGCACCAGTATTGTACATATTTTCTTCACCACCCAATCCAGCGCCATATAGCCCCAAAGCATGTTGTATCCAGGTATTGTAATCTTGGTTAGCGAGATTGGTTGCCATTTCCATGCTCTGCTGCTCATGCTGAGGAGAGCCAGCCATACCGCCTGCTGCTGCTGCATGACCTGCGCCACCTAATGCCTGCTGGAGAGCGAATTTGAATCCAGGAGATTGTTGATAACCACCGCCGATCTTATTCAACATGCCACCTGGGTCATTGATAAGATTGCCGTAAGCGCCTTCCATTGCATTACCAGCACGCTCACCGCGTTGTATATAGGGGTTATAGTATTTCTCTAGCTGACCAGGGATTTGATCGAAGTAAGGTCTTGCACCTTCTGCTGGATTTTCATAACCACCAAATAGGGCGCCCAATCCGGCGCCAGCCATCCCTGCACCACCTGCTGTTGCCCAATTTTTCCAATCGAACGCCATAACCGTAATCCTTTACGTTAAGGTAATTGTCTTCCATGTCCCATTCAAATTTGCCTGAAACGATGGAACTGTTGAATTATATATTATATTACCAATAGACGCCGTGCCTGTCAGCAACCCTATATTTGTACTGGTCTGTTGCGGTACAACCATACCTTCAGGCTTAAAGTTTTGCTGCAATGCTTTAGTAAGCTGATCTAAATACATCATCCATAAAGGATGAATATTGCCATCTTCTTTAACAAATGGCGCCTCAGCCGGCAAGCTCGGGAAATTTGTAAATCCTTGTATGTTAGATATAGCCATGTATCATCCTATTGCCTAATATTCAAAATTCCATCGGTGCATACAACACGATTATTTAATCCCCAGAATTTAAACTGTAAGACCATATCGTTTGCAATCCCTAAACGCCACCATTGCAATTTATTCTTACGCTGTCCTTGTCCATTCAATATGTATGGAAAATCTCTGCTAAATGATGCGCCTCCATCATAAGAAACAGACATATCTACGCGTGGCTGAATATTTACTGTGCCATCATTGTCAATTATTAAAAAATTATTTCCATCTTGTGTAAGGATAAATTTACTATCTTGAGTCAATAAAAATACTGGGCCAGTATCTTCCTGTTGATAAGGAGTTTCACCTGTTTCAATTGTAAATCCCACATCATTAGCTAGAAAATACTCTTGTGACGGCAATCTAACATTCTTGCATGTTCTTATTCGTGGAACTTCAACGCCATTATAAGTAGTAAAAATAGTATCAAAAGCATATAAGTTCGAATTATCCTTAGATAAGAAATAGTATTGATTATTAAAAAACGCCAAACTACTTGCTATAAAATAATTCAGGTTCTCATCTGAGGCATGATAAAATTTCTTTGTATTGAAATCATAAAATAAGGAAAAATTATCTGTATAAAAATTAATGTGATAAAATAGATGTCCATCTTGCCTGTATAAAAATCCTTGCGAATCAACCGGATTAACTAATTGCGCCAATAAATAATCAATTCCATCCGTTGTTATCTTTTCAGGCATGCCACCCGTAGTATACATAATAACAGGGCCTGATTGCTCATTTGCCGCCAACCATACAACAATCTCATCCATGCGAGCTATAGTTGCAGGACTTAAGCAACCATAATCAATACTAAACTGCGTACTTCTTTGGTATGGAAACAATTGATACCCAACATCAAACCATGCTTCCGTTACTGTTTCACCCATTACAAGAAGCATATTTCCTTTAGATGGAAACCTAACAACAGCCTGAACATTATCAGGCTTTGTTTGTAGTAACCCAACGCTAGATGAAGTTGTCGGCCAGCTTAGCCCATTGTTTTGAGCAGATAATCGCCATACATTACTTTGCCCACTTTGTGTTTGATCATTAGCTGATGCAGCAATAAAATAAGTATCATGAAAATCAATATAACCAGGCGTAAAATTGATTGTTGCCGCCTGAAAAGCAGGGCTTTGCGTAGGATCATAAACATATATTGCCGTTCCATCAGATACAGCTATTTGAGGTTTATTATTTTCCGCTATATAAACCACGCCAACTGATGTTTGCAATGTTCCTAGTTGAGTAACTGTAAAATCATATGTTAGATCAGTAGATTGATTAAAAAATATATCTATCTGAAAAAAACCACTTCCAATCACTGCAAACATTTTGTTAAATATCTGACTAGTGTGTATTCCTCTTCCACCACTTGCCGCAATGATATTTGCGATGGCTACTTCATAACCAGCATAAGGAACTAGAAAGTTATCGCTTGCGAAAAGATTGTAAGTTTTCTCAATATTTATTTTTGGATAACGACCGAAAACCGAACTTCCCACAATGTTAATAGGAAATTGTTTGAAATTCTGCCCTCTTGATATCATGGCCTCCATCCTTGGCCAATATTTACATCACCCCAATTGAAACCTGTCTGCCCATTACTCGCAAGCACTGTTGCCTTGATAATCGACAAATCAGGCGGCGATACATACATCAGTGTACGACGCATAGATTGAAGTATTTTTGCAGATTCGGGATTGAATAGAATGCCATATTCCGAACACATATAATGCGCTAACTCATATCGCAAGTATTCAATATAGCCAGTGTCATAACCCTGATTTGAGCTATTGATAAAAGTATAAGGAACGATCTCACTAATATTAGTCAAATCTGTTTGCAAGGTGACATCTGTTAAGAATATTTTTGCCATCATCTTCAATGGGAATGTTTGGCTCGGCAAAAAATATAACGCCAGATTACCACCACCTAATGCACGGTTGTAATTCCACGAATAAGGCAATGTATCGATATTATCCACGCGAGCAGAGCCATAATAGTTCCTTCGCGTGACATAATTCATCGGATAACGAACAACATTAAGATTAAACGTAAGAGATTCTATCTCAGCAACAAATGGCAGAAAGTAGTACTCTTGGTTAACAACCGCATTAAGCTGAATATATTGCCAATAAGGAATCAGAGAAGTATCTATTTGCTTAAAGTCTAACATAGAATTAAGCATGTCGAGGCCATCCTGAATCTGATCCCCCGTAACCGATTGAAGATTACGGGAGACAATACCAGATAGGAACCAAGACCGCGTAATAAGCGTTTGCGCTAAATAAGCCATAACGCCCCCTATTAGTTTACACTAATGCAGGATAAGCACTGTTCGATACACCAGCCCATGAAGCAACTGATACCGTCACAGCATCACCAGAAGCCGTAACCAAATAATCAATTTCAGGCTTAGATGAACCAACACCAGCAATTACCTGGATATACTGAGTCTGCGCAACACCCGCTACCTGACCTGTAATCGTTGGCAAATTAGCTGTTGCAGATGAACCAGTCGGTCTAAATTGCACAACATCACCAACAGCAGCCGGTGTAAACACAACAAGCAAATTACAAACAATATTTTGCAACGTTGTTGTTGGCAGTGCGCTATTAGTAGTTAAATCAATCGCAGTAAATGATGTATCATTACCACCAGATTTAACCGCAATAGCTGGCACATTGTAGTAAGTTAATACGTTCTTAAAGTTTTGCGGTTTAACAGTAGCATAAACGAAATGCTTGGAACCATCAGTTGCCCAAAATCCAATTAAACGATAAGAGTCATAACCAGATGGCATAACAGGCGCTACATTGCTGGTTAAGCTAAGCATTCCTGCTGTGTTGTTAATATTGCGTGAATCACCAATCAGGTAAATAGCATATTGCGTACTGGCAGCAATAGAGCCAGTATCAAGGCCATTTGCGCCATTAACTAAAGAACTAACAGCTAATCCTGGTTGATAACCAACTGCCTGTGGCACTGGATTAATATTGCCGAAAGCATTAGCAAGTCCGACAACCAAATCCATAACGTTATTTGAATCTCTTGCAGCACCTGGCGCTATAATAATGGACGTTGCACCCGTTGGGGCAGCGGAATAAATATTTAATCCATTAATATAAAGATTTGGCAAGTTATACACTAAATCATTCTGTCTTGAAGCGCTCATGTTAAATTTCCTCTTAATCCGTTAAGCATTACCCCATGTTCCACATAGAACATGGGGATCAACTACTAACCTTGAGACAATGGAACCAACATTCTCATTGAATACTCAGGAACAACCACAGAACCCCAAGTATTGTCATAGATCATGCCTGTTTGGTTTTGTCCAAAGAGTGAACCATAGGTCAATCGCATAGATACGCCAGTTTCCGGGTCATATTCATTTGCGGTATCGAATGGTGATTGTTCTGGCAATTGCGGCATTGCTACATAGAACGCATCGCCACCAACAATCATGCCTGCGCGATGTGATGGGAATGTCAATAACTTCATACCAGCAACAATTGGAGTATTGACGTTCTGATTAGCACCACCCGCCCAGTTCAATGGGTTATTAAGAGAAAGAATCACATTACCAGAGCTATTCGCAGCAGCATTCGCAGTCACCACAAATTGACATGGATTAGCTGATGGAGAATGACCAATAAATGTCAGATAGCGAACATTGGTTTGACCTGATACACCATCTTGGAACTGGAACGCATCACCTTGGAACACAGCGCTTGCATCAGATGCAGTAGCACCAGAACAAGTAATCTGAGTGACATTCTGTCCAGATGGATCGTTAGTGCTAACAACTGTTAATGTCTGAGCATTAACACCAGTGTTACCGCTAACATGGATAGGCAACAAGTTTGACTGATAGTAGTGAACTAATGGACTACCAAAATCACCCACTTCCCAAGACATAGCGATATCATCGTTACGACGTGGAACGAATTGATTCAATCCATTACCAACGATCGCTGGGATAATAGTATCTGGTAGATAGACTTTCATCCCTTCAGCAACAGCGCCAAAGTTCTTGAAGAACATAACTGCTTGAGCTAATTGTTGATAGCTACTTATTGGAGTAGCCCCATCACCATAAAATCGGAATGGGCCTGAGAATGTATTAACAGAACCAGGAACCAACTGACTAACAACACCAGAAACCGCATTGAGAGCTAGATTGGCTTCAATCTGGTTGGCAAGCTCTGCCATAGCAGATTTACCAAACACTCTCATGTAATCTTCTTCACCTTTTTCCAAGTTGAAGATACGTTGCTGAGCAGTCACTGCGAATGATGTATTAGCAGCTTG